ATTATACAGCCGGTGCCAAAGGTGGCTTTGTTACCATCGACAGCAAGGGCTTTTTTGGACCCGAGTTTGGTATTGCTCGTGTCAAAATTGACAGCATGGAAGAAATTGAGATCATGGGTGCAGATGCCACTACAGAATCTGCTGTTAAGGCAGCACCTGCGGCAGAAGCTAGTGACGAAGAAGTAATGGCTCGAATCCGTGAGCGTTTTGAAATCCTGGACGAAATGACCAAGGCTGCAGTGGCCGGTGATGTTCGTGCCATGATTGTGTCAGGTCCTCCGGGTGTGGGCAAGAGCTACGGTGTTGAGAAAATTGTAGAAGCTGCCTGCTTGTTTGACAAGATCTCCGGCAAGCGACTACGTGCCGAAGTGGTCAAAGGCAGTGCCACAGCACTAGGCCTGTATCAGACACTTTACAAGTACAGCGACCGTAACTGTGTGTTGGTTTTTGATGACTGCGACAGCATCTTGTTAGATGACGTGGCCTTGAACTTGTTGAAAGGTGCCTTGGACTCAGGCAAGAAGCGTAAGATTAGCTGGTTATCGGACAGCTCAGTGTTGCGCCGCGAAGGTATCCCGGACAGCTTCAACTTCAACGGCACTGTGATCTTTATCACTAACTTGAAGTTTGACAAGATGAAAAGCCAGAAACTGCGCGATCACTTGGATGCTCTCCAATCACGCTGCCACTACTTGGATCTGACCTTGGACACCATGCGTGACAAGATCTTGCGTATCAAACAGATTGCCAATGATGGCCAGTTGTTTGAAGAATACGAGTTTGACGCAGAAACGCAAGAAGAGATCATTGACTTCATGACACACAATGCCACACGTTTCCGTGAAATGAGCTTGCGTATGGCAATCAAGATTGCTGACTTACGCAAGAGCTTTCCACTCAAATGGAAGGCCATGACCGAAGTCACTTGTATGAAATCTGCCTGATAGTGCAGTATTTGACTATATAAATTTTTACCCGGATTGTCTGTAGTAAACGCTCCTGTTTAGACAATCTGTTTGAGGTATCGTAACAATACGGTGCCTCTTTTTTTGACTTTTATTTTAGACTTGTATATAATAAGACTATGAGTGATTATTTTTTTAGTGATTTTTATAATCGTGTACGCGACGATTCGTGGCCAGATGCTACAACCTATAATGATTTTTTAAAATTGCCATACAACATACAACAAGAATGTTTCCAAATGCACAATTTTCAGCAGAGATTAAATCAACTCGAAGATGAGAAATATTGGGCAGATCATAGTTTTCATAACACAGGTTACCAATGTCAGAACATAGTTTACGTTCCGGTAATGAAATGTGCAAATTCTTACTATGTTGATCTATTACATGTACAAAACGAATGGACTCCGGTAAAACTCTCTAATTTAAATTTAGATAACGTTCATTTGTTTGGGCTATTATTACATCCGTTTACTCGACGTATTAAAGGAATATTAGAAAATTTAGGTCAATCATACGACTACGACTATAAGAAATTATTTTTGTTGTTGCAACAATCAGACTTTGCTAAGTTTTTAGGAACAATAAGTACACTTGATGCTCACACAATGCCATATTCGTTTATGTTTGGACATTTATTGGAAAAAATAAATTGGATTCCAATGGAACCGTATACGGATGTTGAATTACAGCAACAAATCAAACAGTTTGCAGATACACACACGGTAAATATCAAATTACCAAATGTAATTAATCGAATTAATCAATCCAGCCCAATGAAGCAGCAATGTTTTATTGAATTACAAAAAATTTATTCGCAGACTATCCCACCGGCAGAATTATACCAAATGTTCAGTCGAGATTTGAGTCTATATCACAGATTGATAGAATCACATGAAAACAACCACAATTATAATACGCGACGAAGTTAATATTAAAATCGAAGGACTTGACTTAGATACACGTCGCAAGCTAGTCAACAAGTTTAAGTATCTAAATCCTGCTGCTCGTTATTTGCCAGCTGTAAGATTGGGACGATGGGACGGTAAAGTAGCATACTTTCAGTTGGGCGGCAGCACTTATGTAAATTTATTGCCAGAAATTGTTCCTATACTCGAAGATGAAGGTTACGATATTGAGCTTGAGGATCTAAGAACCTACAGTTCGAATTTTGAATTCGAAGCCATGCTCGAAGATACCTTTGCAGACAAAGTTTGGCCCCCAGGACATGAACGTGTCGGACAACCGGTTGTTCTGCGAGACTACCAAGTTGAAATTATCAATAACTTTTTAACCAACACACAAAGTCTGCAAGAAATCGCAACCGGAGCTGGTAAAACTCTTATCACAGCCGCACTGAGCTGGAAAGCTGAACCTTATGGTCGTACAGTTGTTATTGTACCCAACAAGAGTCTAGTCACGCAAACCGAAACTGACTATCGTAATCTAGGATTAAACGTGGGTGTTTATTTTGGTGACAGAAAGGAATGGGGTAAAACTCATACTATCTGTACATGGCAAAGTCTAAATGTTCTGCTAAAGAATACTCAATCCGGAGACACTGACTGTACCATTGAAGAGTTTCTTGAAGGAGTAGTATGTGTGATAGTTGACGAAGTTCACATGGCCAAAGCTGACGCACTCAAAACATTATTGACCGGTGTGATGGCACATATTCCCATTAGGTGGGGATTAACTGGAACAGTACCCAAAGAAGATTTTGAATTTAAAGCACTGCAATGTAGTTTAGGTCCTGTGGTAGGTAAACTACGGGCACATGAATTACAAACACAAGGAGTGCTGGCACAATGCCATGTCAACATTGTACAGTTGATAGACCACGTTGAGTATCGAGATTATCAAAGCGAACTCAAGTATTTGGTTACTACAACAGAGAGGTTGTCGGCTGTGACCAGTTTGATTGACAAAATCAAAGACACTGGTAATACACTGATTTTAGTAGATCGAATTGAAACTGGAAAGATACTGCAGACACAGCTGAGCACTGTTTTTAGCTTGCTAACAGATCGTCCAGACGTGGTGTTTGTGTCGGGTGCTACCAAAGCTTCGGATAGAAAAGACGAATACGACGAAGTTGCTACCAGCAGCAACAAGATCATCATTGCCACATACGGTGTAGCAGCCGTGGGTATTAACATACCTAGAATTTTTAATTTGGTCATGATCGAGTCTGGTAAAAGTTTTACCAGAGTAATACAAAGTATTGGGCGCGGAATTAGAAAAGCCGAAGACAAGAATCATGTAGAGATTTGGGACATAACCAGCACCTGCAAATTCAGCAAACGTCACTTGACCAATCGCAAAGCATTTTACAAAGACGCCAAATACCCTTTCACACAAGAAAAGTTAGATTGGCAAACATGAAAAAACTTTATGTGTTTGGTGATAGTTTTATGACGCAGGATCCGGACTATACAGGAGAACATTGGTCCGAGATTCAAAACATATATCACAGTGTTATTAGATCTCAGTCGGGATCCAGCAACAGCATGATTGCCTATCAGGTGTTACAATGTTTAACAGAGATACCCGATGCTGTAGTCGTGGGATTTACTGCACCTTATAGATTAAACTTTGATATGCCGCCAGAGGGAATAATTGATCATCCGGGTCGACTTTGGTACAACAACGGAGCAGTTAATTATATCACTCGAGATCAAAAATTAACTTGCGAGTATTATGCTGCTACTGTATCAGAAAGAATGGTCTTGTTTGAAACATATATTTTGATGCGAGCAGTATTTCTAACTTTAGAGAAACTGCGTATTCCTTATGCATGGACACCTTTGATGTTGGACTGTAATATTGCACACCCACTCAGCGATACGCAAGATTGGAAATCAATCTTGGCTGAATTTGAAGACAAGAAAATTTCTTTGAATCTTGCTACATATCAGGATTTTAAAAATTCTCCTAGTTTCCATACTCATAATCTAAATTGGCAAACAACATTTGCTCATCAGGCAATAGAAATTGTCCAACAACAGGTTGCTTTTTACAACAAATAGTTTTATAATTAACACATGAGAATACTGACCTTAGACAATCTTGCTTACGATTTAAACACACTTCCAGAGGAAGTTGACGACATGCGCTTTGCTATTTTAGACAATAGTGATCCTGCCAATCCGGACTATCATTACATTCCACTGATATTTCTTGAAAGTTTTAATGCTCCGGCTTTGGTACTACAAATAGGTGACTGCACAATCAAGATGCCTATGGATTGGCGTATACTGATCGGAGAACCCGACGGCGGCGACCTAGAAGTACTGCCTTTGACCAGTATCAATGACCGCGGATTTAAAGCATTTCAATTTAACCCGCTCACTAGTTTTAGGCCTAGTTTTATTGAAATTGACATTGTAGATGTTTATCACGATGTGGCTTGGTATGCCCCTAAACTCAAAAATGGACAAATGTTGTGTGTGCCCTTGGACGACAGCCATAAACCTGAATGTGTATACTTCGTTAAAGACATCAGTAGAAACTGTGAAATTTTAGACTACAACAAGGCCTGGTAAACTATGTCACAATACAATCACGACAACAGCGCACCTAAAATTCAAGCAAATTCAGATGCAAAGACGGATAAAAAAATTGAGCAACGAATTAAAAAATTAACCGATCAAGTTGAAGAACAACAAAGAACCATTGACAGGATGCATAGAGATATAGTACGCTTACGTGTAGCTATTAACGAAGTTGCAGCGAGGATCAAGTGAGTAATGAAGAAAACAAAGCGGCCCATGATCGCCGCATTCAACAAAAGAATCGACACATTGCACGCCAAGTGCGCATTCGTCAAGCACACAAGTTTCCTGGTATCAACACTGGTAAGATAGACAGCTCGCATCGATATCACAAGAAATCGGGCGTGACTTGTGGTAATAGCAACTGTGTTATGTGTGGCAACCCACGCAAGTTTTTTAACGAGCGTACCATGCAAGAACAGCGTCTGATGCAGGATATGGACCGGCAATCTCGTCATCACAAGAACGGAACTGTGTCCGAAGATGAGTGATAAACTAAACATCAATAACGAAATGCGCCAGTTAGATCTCAAAAACAGAAATTTTTATGATGATCTAACAGACGAAGAACGCAAAAAATTCAGCACTTATCTTATGGTTCGATGGAGCAGTGGTGTACAAGGATCTCAAGAACTGCAAGAGTATTATGTGCAAAGTTGTAATCACTATCTCAACAAAAACTTCTTTGCTGTCAGTCGACATCCCAAACTACAATGGCTAATGGCCACAGCCGTCAGTCCCGGCATGGGTTCGCACAAACATCAATGGATCAGTCCCAAAAAGAAAGAACCCGGTGGTAATGCCATAAGAAAAAAATTAGCAGAACTGTTTTTGGAACTCAAAGATGATGAGTTGGATCTTCTGGCAGCAATAACTACCAAACAAGAACTCGATCAATACATTCGAGACCTTGGCAACGACGCAAAGAAATAATGTTTGAAAATCAACTGTTGACCAATATGAAATTTGAATGCCAGTATTGTAAGAAATCTTTCTCAAAAGAAACTACACTAATGGTGCATGTGTGTGAAAAAAAGAAACGTTATCAAAGCCAGAACGAAACTGGTGTGCAGATAGGATTACGTGCTTATCAAAAATTTTACGAAATTAGCCAAGGAATCAGTCGACCTAAAACGTTCGACGACTTTGCTGCCAGTCCTTACTATCGTGCATTTGCTCGATTCGGTCAATACTGCGTATCTATACGTGCTGTTAATATTATTAGATTTGTGGAATGGTTATTAAAAAATAACAAGAAAATAGATTACTGGTGCAAAGATAGTGTTTACAGCGAATTCTTAGTAGAATATCTGCAAGTAGAAAACTGCATGGATGCCATACACCGTGCTATAGAAGCCAGCATTGTTTGGTCTGAAAAAACCGGACACCCTGCTCACGACTATGTGAGATACGGGAACGACAATGTGTTATGCCACGACATTGTAGCCGGACGCTTGTCGGCTTGGGCATTGTACAACTCGGATTCCGGAGTTGAATTCTTGTCAAGATTAAATGAACAACAGATTACTATGATTTGGTCTTATGTTGATGCAGATGTTTGGAAAAAGAAAATTCAAGACTACTCCGAAGATGCTGCAACAGTACGAGATATTTTAAAACAGGCAGGTTGGTAATGTCAGCGGATATTGATATAGACTTAGCAGATCGTAATCGTGTGCTGGAACTAATTCAACATGTTCCAGCACGACAACTGCACCAAGGACAAGTACGAAAACACAACAGTGGTGTATATGTAACTGATATTCCTCGGGATCCTGTTCATGGTTGTGCAGCAATAGATTATACTCAAGCAGAGTCTCGGGGTTATTTTAAAATTGATTTGTTGAACATGTCCGTGTATCAATTGGTACGAGATCCAGATCATTATGAACAAATGTTAGCCAAAGAACCCAACTGGTCGAGACTTTGGACAGATTCTACTTGGGCTAGCCAATTAGTACACGTGGGGAATTATGTAGAACTGTTGCAAACCATGCGACCCGACAGTATTCCTCGTATGGCAGCCTTTATTAGTGTAATTAGACCTGGCAAAGCACATTTGCAAAATCAACCTTGGGCAGAAGTGTTTGCTTCGGTTTGGGACGGCGACGATAGTCGAGGATTTGTGTTCAAGAAGGCCCATGCTCTGGGGTACAGTCGGTTAGTGGCTTTGCATATGAATCTGTTAGAAGATTCAGTCGCTGCGTCTGACTAAGGTGATGGACTTTTTTTTGTTTTTTCTACGATTTAAATCGTTTAGACTACACACAGGACCGCACAACACTGTTAGATCTTTGTTGATAAAGGTTCTGCGATATTCTCTAAATGGTCCCCATTCTTTACGAAGAAATATGTTGATGGGTATGCTACGATTGCTTTCCCACCACCATATTTGAGCCAGTTCTATAAACAACAGTTTTAGTTCGGTGTTTTGTATGTTGCCAAAGTCGTAGATTGTAGTGATATTTTCATCACGATTTTGAACGATGCCGACATATTCCATGTTTGCATAAACGCACACGGACATAAACGGATATTTGGCAGTAAGTTGTTCTATTATGCTGGTGCCCATAAATATCGTTGGAGAGTTATAATGTATTCAACCACTGCCTATTTATATCAACAAATTCAGAACGTTTTATTGATTGATGTCAGCGGCGACTATTTTAATGCGAGGTGGAATCCGGTGTATGCTAAAAGTTTAAAATGTAATTTGGGCGTGGATAATGTTATCCTGTTTCAATTTCTCAATCAAGATCAAAAACCTGTCAATATCACAGGATCTACTTTTACTTTTCGTATCATCAGTCAAGACGGCCAAAATCTCTTGTACGCTCGCGAATTAGTCACGCTAAACGCTGCCACTGGACGTGCTAAAGTTACGATTCCAGCTGTTGACACACTAAATTTTCAAGCACAACCTGCTAGTTGGAGCCTTGAAGTTTCGTCAGGTGTGCTGGATCAAGCAGTATTAACTGACGATTATTCTGGTGCTCGCGGTGACATTGATTTAGTGGATTCAGTATTTCCGGCCTTTGTGGCCAGCCAAGAACTGACTATACCCAGTCAAGCACCCGATTCCAGTGTATACTATACCAGTACTTTAACTACCAACGGCAGTAGACTTACTACATTTCAAATGGATCCCGTTGACTTCACAGGCACACTGTCAGTGCAGGGATCAACTGATGCTACAGCCCAAACAGTAGAATGGTACGATGTTCCTTTTTATGATTTAGAATCCGGAGTTGAAAAGGATCAACTGACATTGGTTAATTCTTTTCAACGTATCGGCATTACAGTCGCTGGATATCATCCTTATCTCAGACTAGAACTAGCTATTTCAAACGGCAATATTGATTTAATACAATACAGATGAAATTTAAAAAAATTGTAGGATTCGGTGACAGCTGGATCTGGGGCGACGAACTGTTGAATCCAGAACTGGTAGATCATCCACATGCACACCCAGTTTTGCATTTGAATACCCCTTATAGAGAAAGTCACTGCTTTTTAGGGTTATTGGGACAACATTACGGAGTACCGACCCAGAATTTTGGCGTAGCGGGCGGCAGCATGCAGAGTTCTATCTGGACTTATCTTTGGTGGTTAGAAAACGAAAAATTAGATCCTGCTGAGTGTTTGATCCTGGTCGGACATACCGATCCAAATCGACATACCTTTTACAATCCACAGCACGAAGTTATGTTAAATGATCCTCCTTGGAATCGGTACGTACACAGTTCTTGGATACACGGTGGTGCTACTTGCTTCAGCACCGAATGGATTGACATGGTAAAGAAACACATAGTCTTAACTGATTGTCCAGAAATGCATGCCCTTAATACCAATTCGACTGTGCTATTTTTTGACGGACAACATCATTCTCTATCTAAAAATGTCATGCAATTTTTTACCATTGAATGGCATAAAACTATCGATGTTGACAGCATGGTCTTTAAGAAATCCAGTTTGAATAATCTACTACCTGTTAAATCAGATCTGTTCGCACCGCAACGTCATCCTAACGAAAAGGGTCACGAAGTTATTCGCAATCACTTGATCCAGGAGATAGATCGTGCTATACTAACAGCATGATCGATCTACGTCAATATCTTCCTGCAAAACGCAAACAAGGTGCATCCGGTTGGATTAGTTTTAATGCTCCTTGTTGTGTACACAATGGCGAGAGTGCAGATCGTCGCCAACGTGGTGGACTTAAAATAAACGAACAAGGTTGGAGTTTTCACTGCTTCAATTGCGGATTTACTGCTAGCTTTATTCTAGGAAGAAACATAGGAGTCAAGGCTCGCAAGTTCATGACATGGTTACATGTGCCTTCTGAAGAAATTGAGCGTATTAACCTAGAAAGTCTTCGACACAAAAGTATACAAGGTATCTTAGATGATCGGCAAAGAATCTTTGATACATTACAAGGCATTGAGTTTGAAGAACGAGAATTGCCCGAAGGCTTTGCGATTGTGGACCAAAATACACCGGTACATTACGACTATCTTAAGAAACGCTGCGCACCTACAGACTATCCTTTTGGTATGCTATGCAGTCCTCCTGATGCCAAGTGGACCGGTCGTCCCGGATTGATTGTGCCCTTTACTTACAATGGCAAAATCGTCGGTAATACCATACGTTACTTAGATGATCGTAATCCCAGATATGTTCATGATACACAACCTGGTTATGTGTTTGGAATAGATTTACAACAGCCTGAATGGAAATATGTATTGGTCATGGAAGGAGTATTTGATGCACTAAGCATCAACGGTATAGCTGTGCTGCATGCCGACATCAACGACACACAAGCTAGACTGATACGTAGCTTAGATAAAGAAATCATTGTAATACCAGATCAAGACCGCGCCGGCATGAAGTTAGTGGATCGTGCTGTTGAATTGGGCTGGAGCGTTAGTATGCCAGCTTGGGAAGGTTGCAAAGATGTCAATGACGCTGTAAAGAAATACGGCCGGTTAGGAACATTACTAACTATTATTCATGCTCGAGAAACCAGTAAGATTAAACTAGAATTAAGGAAAAGACAAATTGTTAAAGGACTATAACATAGACGTTCAACGTTTATTTTTGGAAATGATGTTGGAGGATGCAGCTACCTATGTGCGAGTTCAAAATATCTATAATCCTGAAAACTTTGATCGAAGTCTTAGACCAGCTGCTGAATTTATCATGCAGCACTGCAATGATCATAGAACCATGCCAGAACGCACACAGATTAAAGCTGCCACAGGCGTAAACTTGCAACCCATCGAGGGTTTAAATGAAGGTCATTTTGACTGGTTCTTAGAAGAATTTGAAGGATTTACTCGCAAGCACGAATTGGAACGTGCAATTCTAAAGTCAGCCGATTTGCTGGAAAAAGGCGAGTACGAACCGGTAGAAAAATTAATCAAAGATGCAGTTCAAATCAGTTTGACCAAAGACCTAGGTACAGATTTTTGGGCCAGCCCCAAAGAAACACTCAACAAGTATTTCAACAAAGGCGGACAAGTATCTACCGGATGGCCACAAATGGATCGTATCTTGTATGGCGGGTTTAGCAGAGGTGAACTCAATATCTTTGCTGGTGGATCAGGTTCCGGTAAAAGTTTAGTCATGATGAACTTGGCATTAAACTGGTTACAGCAAGGTCTCAGCGGAGTTTATATTACACTAGAATTGTCTGAGGAACTGTGTAGTTTGCGTACTGCTGCCATGTTGACAGACATGAGCACCAAGGATATTCGCCGAGACCTAGATTCTGCAGAACTCAAAGTTAAAATGGTAGGTAAAAAAGCTGGTGCTTATCGAATCAAAAGTTTCCCGGCTCAGAGTAATGTCAACGATATTCGTAGTTTTATCAAAGAGTATGAAATACAAACTGAATCAAAAGTTGATTTTGTTATGGTAGATTATTTGGATCTGATCATGCCAGTGTCGGTTAAGGTCAATCCCAACGATCAGTTTATCAAAGACAAATATTCAGCTGAGGAGTTGCGTAATCTAGCCATTGAACTCAACGTACTGTTGGTCACAGCGTCGCAGCTTAATCGCAGTGCTGTAGAAGAAATTGAATTTGATCACAGTCACATTGCCGGCGGCATCAGTAAGATTAATACTGCTGACTTTGTGTTTGGTATTTTTACCAGCAGAGCCATGCGTGAACGTGGCAAGTATCAGATGCAGTGTATGAAAAGTCGTAGTAGTCAAGGCGTCGGTAACAAAGTTGATTTAGATTACGATATTGAAACCATGCGTATCACTGATACCGGCGGTGATGACAGCAACGGCTACAATAGTACTAAACCCAGTATTTTAGATTCAATTAAAACACGTAGTCAAGTTAAAAGTGATACCGAAGATGTACCAAAAGTCACAGCCGGAGTTGAGAGTTCGAAATTAAAACAATTGTTGGGTCAGATTAAACAAGCATGATCGAAAAAAAATACTTTTGCTACGAGATTTATAAAAATCTTGCAGTATGGTCCACTGCTGACGGCCAGGTAGGATACAATCCCTGCAGTTATTTCAACGGGTTTATAGAAACATCTGACTCAATTGACATCGGCAAAGTCTGGAATGGACCTGGTCATTTAAAGTTAAAACATCAAGTTGAAAATGATCAGCCTGTGCAAGGATGCGAACGTTGTTATAAAGATGAAGACAATGGTTTATCAAGTCGTCGACAGGGATCTAAGCAGTTGTACGAAGATTTTCATCAGGATACAAAAATTGATTTATTGGGTCCTCAGGGAATAGACTATAGTGTAGGCAACCTGTGTAATTTAAAATGTATAATTTGCGGCCCCAGCAACAGCACATCTTGGATACCAGATTATCAGCAACTAAATCCAGCTCGCCCGGTACACATGTTCAAGCACAAAAAAAATAAACAAATATTAATCAACGACAACAGCTATCTGTCAGAAATAAAAAATATACATTTTCACGGTGGTGGCGAACCTTTGCTGGCAGATTCGCATGTTAAGTTATTACAACTAATTAAACAAACGAAAGGACTGGGAGATGTGCGAGTTTTCTACAATACCAATGGAACAACCAATGTTGATCAACAAGTACTTGATCTTTGGTCTGAATGCAATTTAATTGAAATTTATTTTAGCATTGACGACATTGGGCAGAGGTTTAATTATCAACGTACAAATGCTAACTGGCAAGAGTTAAATGATAATTTAGAATGGTTTTACCAAAACATGCCACACAATCATATGTTCAAAATAAATTGTACGTGGAGCTATTTAAATTTTTACTATCTAAACGAGTTAATAGATTGGCACCAGCAAAAGTTTGCAACTAACAGATACGGTGACACCACTGAATTAATCTTTCAAAAAGCCATTGGTGCTTATGCTATAAATTCAATTTCGTCAGCTGCATTTAAAAAGTTACAACAAAAATTTAATTTATATCCTTCCTTGCTGGCACTATTAAAGAGTCTAAAAATTGACGATGAATATTGTCACAATAATTTTTGGAATAAAATAAACAAGCTTGACCTTGTTAGAAACAGCAACTTCAAATTACTTTGTCCAGAATGGGCCGAATTGTTATGAAAATATTATGTACAGGAAATCCTGATCACAACACAATTGCATCAGCAGTGAGACAGAAATTTACTGATGTAGATTTTGCTAGCCGCGCAACAGGATTTGATCTGAGATTTTGGGATACCGGCAGCGAAGATTATTTTCGTTCTAAAATTAAAAATTATAATGTGCTAATCAACAGCTCTTTTATCTGCGGCGGCGGTCAATTAGCGTTGCTAGAATGCACACACGAAGTCTGGGCAAAAAATAAAATTCAAGGACACATAGTCAATATCGGCAGCACAGCAGAATGGAACGGAGTTGACAGCGTATTTGGATCTTACAGT